ACTCCGCCACGAACCTTTTTATCTTTACAGGTAGAACCCGCTATACACAGCTCTGGTTCCAGCTCTTTGATTTTGGCAGTGGCAAATAAAATTACTTTTTCCATTTTTACTCTTTTCCTTTAACTAATTTTTTAAGGAAATCTGCAAAATCACTTAAAATATCAGCCGGAAGAGATTCATTCCACAAACGAATAGATACAGCATTTCCATCGGCATCACGATATACTTCTAATAAAATATGGAAAGGGTATTCTTCATCGCCTACCTTAACTGATACATAATCAACTTGTCCATGTTTTTCAGTTCCAAGATATTCACAATAAACACGACCGTTAAATCCATGACGTAATACATCTAAAATAGTATCTTTTCCCGAATCTGTCATTTCATCTCGTGTTACATACATGCTATCTGGCTCTGCGGCTCTTCCATCCTCTTCCTTAAGAAATGAAGGATCACCAATAACACACTGATTTCTTTCTTCTTTTGGGTCAACATCGAGTTTTGCCAAAATAAGATATTCGCCAGCTTCATAAGTCTCTACGGTATTGTCTGATTTTTTAGCTGTAACATTTTTAAAATCATCTAAAAGCATTACACCAACCTTATTTCCAACCTTAACTAAAACTGGACTTCCAATAAGAGTTTCTGGCTTATGAGCAGGTTTGTCCTCATCTTTAACTATTGCATCAGGATTTCCTTGAAAACCGGGATCATTTACAACGCCTGGCAATGTCTCTGCATTTGGCGGTGGGTCTTTATCTTCCTCATCTACATGGACCTGAAGACTCTTATCGTCTGGAGCAGGACTTACACTCACCTTACCTTCTGGAGCTTCTTCCGGAAGAGATGACCCAACATCTTTATTTTCATCTGTGACAACCTTACCTGCTCTAGTATCTTTGGGACGATCTAGGTTAGGTTCTTTCCCTTTAGGAAGACTCGGAGAAGATCCCAGATTATCATCTGGCATTGCACCATCTCTGTCATCTAATGCTTCATTAGTTATTGGATCATCTGCTTCAGAAGGATTAGATAGATTAGCAATTTTTCTTTTTGTTTCCTCATCCCATGTTAATTCCATATCAAGAGCTGTAACATGATCATATAAATGAACCATTACTTGTTCTCTTTCATTATCGCTAACTGGAATCTGATCAACTAATCTACAACAAAATTTTAGCATTCCAACATCAACAGAATCATGATCTTTGCCATCCTTCACTGTAGTAATATCATGATGACGTAAAAGTTTATATTCTACACCATTAATTTCAGTGACATGAGCAAATGCTGCATCGGTAATATCATTGCGCATTATTCATTCTCCTTTTCATCTTTTTTAACGATATATTGAGTCTGTGCGTTAATTGCATCTACAACTCTATTAAACCCATTATCTAACGTTTCTTTTTGTGTCGCCAATTGTATGTTTTGATTATTAACAGCTATTTCTACATGATTAAGATGATTATTAATGGTAGCATCTTTTTTGTCAAGCTCTTTTACATATCTATCCATTACACTATTAATAAATTTTCGACCATATATAACAAATACTATAACTAAAACAACAGCAAGACCATGATTAGTAATTGCATTAAAAATCCACTGGTAATCCATATTATTTTCCTTATTGTCCTAAGCTCTTTTTACAAATCGCCCATGCAGAACTTACAATATCTTTCATTTTGTCTTTTCCAGGAGCTTTGCCTCCATGTTTCTTTTTATATTCGCTTACGAGTTTTTCCTTAACTCTTTTAACACAACGATCAAGTGTAGCTGGTGCCGTTGTTTTGTCTCTAGAAGTAATAATTAAATTTTGAATCTTCTTTGCAGTAATTTCTTGTGAGTCATTAAACGCTCCAATAATATCAGTTATGACATCTGATAATCGCTCTTCATCTAAATCACTAAGGCCATCTCTATTTTTTAATGCAGCTTTAGCAAGAGAATTATATAGAACATTATAAATATTAAGTCCAACAATATAATCACTTTCTGTAATTTTAATTTTTGTAATCATTGCAGGATTAACACAAGTAGCAGTGCTTTGACCCTTTGGCTTTGTTCTTGGTGTGTCTTTTTGCTTTAATTTCTTTCCAGTCTTAATAGGACGACCGCCCTTTTTACCCTGTTCTTCTTGCGCTGTTGGCATTTTCTTTTTCTTAACTACTTTTTTATCGCCAGATTTCGGTGGAATAGCGCCATCTTGTTGAGGAGGATTTTTAAGATGATCTAACTCAACCTTTTGCTTTTGACGAATAATTTTGGCATCTTGTGTTTGACGCATATCTAATGTTTCAGCATCTAAAAGACCTATAAAGGGAACTGGACCAGAAGACATCATAGGACCAAACTTTCCAGCTTTTGCAAGTACGTATGGAAATTTCTTCTCGTTTTTCCGTCTAAACTTATCTTCATCCTTCATTCTTTGAACTTCAATATCAAAATTCTCACCAAAATGCTCAATACATGTTTGATATGAAACCATGCCACGATCTACTAACTCAAGAATCATTTTCTTTTCTGCTTCTTGATCGGACAAATTCATTTGATGTAATTTTACAACAGCTGGTTTCTTAAATCCCATTGCAACTGCAACCTTATCAAATTCACCATTGATCCAATCTAATAGATCATTACGAGCACATTGCAGTCTTTCTAGTAGAGTTCTTACACCAAGAAAAGAATTAGAATAATTTCCGCCCGCACCATTGATAAGTACTTCAGCAATTCCAAGACCTGCACGAATATCGCCATCAACTTGCTCATATTTTTCTTTACCTAAAATCTTTTCTACTGGAGGATATTCTGAAATAATGTTAATTAAATCATTCCAAACAATGGTCTGCGATTTTGATGGTGTCTTCAATAGATCAATCATTTTTGCATACATAGGAGCAGTTGGAGCAAATCCATTCGGAGTGTCTCCTAAAGCAATGATTGTAATAGTATTTATTGCCGATTCAGCAACCGAAATATCCATATCACGTAAAAGAGCTTTAAATTTTAGATCATCTATTACTCTCCACAACATTGGATTGGCCCAACGTTTATATGAATCTTTTTTATAATAAAGCATACTCATACGTCTAGGATCAATAAGTAATTTACCCTTTTTCTTTAAATAATTATATGCTTCAGCACCTAATCCTTCTTTTAATTTAGCAAGAGCATCTGATTCTGTTTTAGTTGGATTACTTTCCTTAATAAGTTTCCAATCTGCTGTAGAAATCTGATATTCATAAATAGCAGCATTTAAAAAATCACTACCAAGTTTATCTAAACTCATTACATCTAAAACTTGATAATCATAAGGAATAACTTTCTTATCGCTCTTTTCATCTGTAAAAAATTTAATTTTTGCTTCTACATCATAATATTCAGAAAGTACTTTTTTATATTTCTTTATTTCTCCAGAGGTAATTCTTCCTCTAAATGCCAAAATAGGAACATTGCTATCTCTAAAATAACATTTAAGAATTTGTTCTGCTAAATCTCTAAGTCCTACATGATTAGCCCATTGCCAATAAAATCGTTGAATTGATTTACTTTCATGGAAAATTGACATTCCTTCAAGGGCAAAATCAATCATTAAATCTATTGAATTACCAATAATTCCAACATTAGCATATGCTTCACGACATGCAGCAATTCGAGTTCTAATATTGCTAGTTTCATAAGTTGATTGATTTGTTTCTGTAGAACCATCAAAGCGAACACGGTCAACTTCTGTATAGTCATAACCCTTTGCAGAATTTGGAATTGGGCGAGATCTACTTACTGACAACTGAGAAGAATCGGCTTTTTCTCCAATCCACTCAAAAGAAGCTTTTGCTTGTTCGTAAATTTCTTTATTTAATTTAACCATATTTATATCCTCTTAAACTACTATCTATCCTCTACTATAATACGGCAAAAGTGTCAAAAAATGAAATATTTTTATACCCAACCTGCACCAGGCAAAGAATTGCGCCATTTACTTACAGCTTCAGCATTTTTATCATAAGATAACTTATTAATTCTAACTGCAAGATAATTAGCAAGTAATAAAGCAGAATAACGGTCTTTGTGTCTAACAGCACCGTCTACGTCTTTCTTTATGTCTGGAGGAGCTAAATCAAAATGACGCTTTCCTGTTTTAGTATGCGTTACTTCAATAGATACCAATTCTTTCTTAAGTTGAGTAATCTCATAAATAGCATCATCAACCTCAGTATGAAATTCTCCCTCATGAACATGTGAGGGAAACATAATTGTACAATCTTCTATATTCTTCTGTAACAAAGAGTTAGCTTCATCAATCCAGTTCGATGTAAAATTAATTAGGTATAGATTTTTTATACCATCTGCTGGAGCTTCATCATCATCGTATCTAAAAAACTTTTTATCTGTGTCAGAAGTCATTATATCTGACGTATTTATGAGTTCTTCAACAGCTAATCCTCCACCACCCTCGTCTATAGCAATTGCAACAGTATTAAATTTTCTATATAAATCTCTAATTTTTGCGGCTCCTTCAGAATACTTCTTCTTTTCCTGAACCCAACAATACACTATTTTATTAGGACTACCCTGTTCTATCACTGCAATTGCAAATCTATCGTGTGCCTTGGCTGGATCTACACCAATAATATAATTTTTATTTGAACGTCCTTTTATAGCTGGAGTAAATCCATTTGGTGGACGCACTGTAGCATGATCAATATCACGAGCCTTAAAAAATCCAAAAGCATCATCTCCAAACTTACAATTATACTCCATATCAAACAGCACTTTTGGCATAGTTGCTTCGGCATTTTGAATCAATTTAAGATCCTGCATTTTGTTAGGAAGTTCTCCATAAGTATATCTAATTACACAATAGTCCTTATGATCAACTTCAATATCGCTATCAAGTTCATCATCTATAAAAAGATCTGCATATTCTTTTATTTTTCCAGAAACCTTATTTCCGATAATTTTAGAATACTGCTTAAATAATCTATAAAAAGTACCACCTTTAAATCCTGCGGTCCCAGAAAGAACTATTTTATTTCCTTCGGACAACATAAGTTCAGCCATAGCCTTATCATGAATGATACCTTTAGCTTTTTGACTTTCTCGAAGTGAATTGAGCATAGACTCACGAGTTTTTGCCCATGGATTAGCTTCTGTAGCACCAAATCCACGAACAACAACATCAAATACCTCAATAGGGATTGAATCAAATTCGTCTGTTAAAATCACATGTCCACGCTCACCTCTAATCTTCTGTCCTGTACCCAAAGGTAAAGCCTTAATAACTCCGCCACAAACCTTAAAGTGGCAATGGTCTGTACTTACCCGAGGAGAATCATCGGCAATTGATCTAAGTAATGGAGATCGTTGATAAATAGCATCAATTTCTGCAAAAATT